AAGACGACTGTAACTTCTGACAAGGTTGTTCACGAGGAAAAGTATGACAACCGTTGAGGATTTCATGGTGTACCTGATGGTCAGGGCGCTTGAGTTTCTTCTTAATACTAAGATGAGTTTATATGGAACGGTGATGGTATGATCCAAGCATTGATAGGACCGATTGCTGAATTAGCTGGCGGCTGGTTGAAAGGCAAGGCGGATGCAAATGCGGCGGCTGCTAATTTAAAATTAGTAGAGGCAGAGGCGAAAGCCACGATAATGAAGAATGCCGCTACGAGCGAAAGTGATTGGGAACGCCTAATGGCGCAAGGTTCTCAGAATAGCTGGAAGGATGAGTGGCTTACTATTTTGTTTTCTATCCCTCTTATTCTTTGTTTCTTGCCATTTGATTGGGCAGATCGTGCTGTACAGAATGGCTTTGCAGCATTGGAATCCATGCCTGATTGGTATCAGTACACCTTGGGCATAATTGTTGCTGCAAGTTTTGGTGTTAGGTCAGCAACTAAATTTTTCGGAGGGAAGAAATGAGTTATAAACTAGGAAAGCGCAGCCAACAAAAACTAGAAGGTGTTGATGATCGGATGGCGGCTGTTGTTCGCTATGCTATTTCTGTGACCAAGCAAGACTTCTCTGTGATCTGTGGGCTGAGAACCATCGAAGAGCAAAAGGCATTGGTTGCCAAGGGCGCTAGTCAAACCATGAAGTCAAAGCATCTTGATGGATTGGCTGTTGATCTTATGGCGTATGTGGATGGTGGTCGCTGGGAATTAAATCTGTATGATGAGATTGCCGATGCAATGGCAGAGGGTGCAAGGGCTGTTGATGTGCCTGTGCGGTGGGGTGCTGCTTGGTCTGTTCCAAACATTGCTTATTGGGAAGGTGATATGGAATCTGCAATGAATGATTACATTGACACTAGACGCGGACAGGGGCGGAGACCTTTTATCGACGCCCCGCACTTCGAGCTAATGATTTAACTTGCACTTAGATGTGCAGGTGGTATTAAGATTCTTGGGGGTGTCGGTCCCGACTGGCATCCTCACGATACTTTCTCACAGTGCTATCGCTAAGACCTAAAAAGATAGCGGTTGATGTTACACACCAGCCTTTGCTTTGAAAGTATTTAATGTCTTCTATTTCTTCTTTGCTTAGGCTGCTGTTGCGCCAGCCTTCGCCTTGTGTGGGCGCGGCTGTCGCCTTTGGCTTTGGCTCTATGAATTTGCTGTCTGGTTTGCCGCCCCACTTTTCTCTGTATCTTTTATTTACTTGCTTTGCATCAGCAAGCATTGCTTGAATCATTTGCTCTTCGTTCATGGTCTTGCCCTCGGTCTAAGTGCGAATGAAACAACATCTGTTTCTACACAGGTCATGTATATGTCATTGCCATATAACCTTACGATATGGTCATAGATTGGATCAGCCAGACCTTGATCCATTACTTGTTGGCAGTGGTTTTCTGAAGCGTAGACAATGCTTGCAAGTGGTGCGGCATTATGTGCTGGCATTTCATAGTCAATCATTAAGACAGTGAAAAACTCAATCATTAAAACCCCCAATCAATTTTGATATGAACATGCACGTCAATACGTTGAGCGCCCAAGTTTTGTTCTTGGTGCGAGTTGAACTCAGCCATATCGTCAACATCAACATCCAAAGCCTTTGCTATAATCTCAAGCGTATTTGCATTTGGATATTTTATTGAACCAGTAGCATAACGATTAATATTTGCGCGAGGAATGCCTGTTTTTTCGGACAGCCAAGTTTGTGTTTTGCCACGCTTTTCTAATAATTTTTTAATGCCAGAATAATTCTTTGCTTTTTTCCCTGTCTCTTTTCGTAATTCACTAAAGAAACTTTCGTAAGGCAGACCTAAGTAATCAGCAATGTCTTTGATTACTGTTGCAGGTGGCTCTTTTACTACGCCCCTCTCGTACTTAGAATAAAGAGATTGATGTAAGTTTATGGCATCACATATTTCTGTTTGAATTATGCCTCTTTGTTCTCGGACTTTCTTTAAGATTTTGCCGTTGAATTGCATTTTGTGTCTCCAAAAAAAAGGACGCAGCCGAAGCTGCGCCAGTCAGGGAGGAGTCGTATGACTTGAGGCGAACATACAGGGCAGTATCCTCCCAGAGAACATTCATAGTTTAGAATGGAATGTCATCGTTTGGCAAGCCATTGGATGCTTGCGTTTGACCTTTTGCTGAAACAGATAGCGACATATACGGTTTGCCATCTTTGCTTCTGCGCCAGCCAGCAACTTTTAGATTTTCATCTATTGGTCCAGAGTAATCTGGCGCTTTGTCGTTGTTGGCTTTGTCATTCTCAAACATGATTGCTAGTCGTTGATACACTTCAATGATTGGTCGCCCATCTTTGGTTGCATCTTTAACTAAGACTGTTTTGGATTCTTTGCCTTGCACATTGATCTTGCCAGCAAGAATCATTTGCTGCGTTGGGAACGGTGTGAAGGCTGCTCCTTTGTTTGTGTCGTCATACTCACTCATGAGTTATTTCCTTTCAGTAATTGTTTTTCTAGGCTTCTGAGTTTCTGACCTACATTAGCAAGAGCTTTTCTTTGCTCATTGCTTTTTGCAGAGCCAGATTCAAAGCTGTGTATTACAGCAGCAATCAGGACTTGCACTTCTGCAAGCCCCAATTTGATTTGTTTACCACGCGCCATTGTTACTCTTGTTGCTGTCGGCATCATACTTGTTGCCATCCATCTTACCAAGAAACACATCAGCATCACAGCCAATGTGAGACAGTGCTTTGGTCAAGCCATCGGTAATAGCCATCTTCGGAGCATCTTCTGCCAATCGACCCTTGGCGTTGTCAAAGAACTTACGGCAGCCTGTGAAGGGGCCAAACATATTTCCTTGGTTAGTGTGCCAAACAGTTACATGCGCTAGCACAGCGCTGTCTCCGTTAGCCAGAGACACTATCTCTGTTTGATTGTGCCAACCCCAGCCATCACCAACGGGGCCAAACTCTTCTGTCATCTTCATGACTTGGTATTGTGGGTCGATTGCGGTGAAGCTGCGGCTTCCGAAGCTGACCTTCTTCAGATACTTGGGGTCTGAAGAGGCCAGCTTATTCCATATTTGTAGTGTCATTGGTGTTCTCCTTTTTTGAATAGTTCTCTTTGGTTTTTGTAGTAAGCTGACAAAGCTACGCTTTGTATTCTCCAAGGTGGATTTTCGAATCCTGTTAATACATCATCAATACTTTCACACTCATAAGGCGTTGGGATAATTTGATTTCTTTTGATTGTTTTATTGAAATATGGATTATGTTTATAAATTAAAAGCTGTTCATTTAGATACGCTTCTTCTTTAGTTTTAAACGGCTGATACAGAATCCATGATGATGTTGTAAATGGTCTATCATTTCTAAAGTGATCTTTTATTCTTTTCTGAACATTTATAGAATGACCAATATACATTGGAGTAAGTTTACCTTTTGGCACGAACGCATAAACTCCTATCATCGCTTTACAATCCTTAATGCTCCTCGTTTGTCTCTGCGAACTGCAAGCTGATCACAGTACACTTCCCTTTCTTTTGGGTCGACCATTTGTTTGAGGGCTTTCTTGGCGTTTTCAAAGACGCGGTTGTGCTCATACTCGTTGAGGTATGTAACGGCTGCGTCCATGAATTGATTGTCGCGGCTGGCGTCACGCTTGACCATGTTGTCCAGCGCAATCGAGTCGGTCGATAGTTCGTCGACTTGAATATCAGTCGGCTGTTCATCGCGTAACACGTAACTCCAGAAATCTGACACCACCGCCCACATAGAATTGAAATACTCTTTATTGTAGTGGACAAAGGTTGACTCCCATTTGCTGTTGCCAAAGATTACTGAGAGGTGAGTGCCATCTGCTTTTGCGAGATGTGCATAGAGTTGGATTTGCGGCATGTATAATTCTACAATGTCATCCATTTTGTTGAAGGCATTGGTATGCTTTGCTTCTACAATTGCATTGTTCCACCGCGCATCCACTGTGCCACGGCAAGGTACTGTGCCAACGATCTGTTCATATTCATATTGATGCCCAGAAAGAACACAGTTGTGTTGCTTTTCAAACCAAGACAGGTTGAAGGATTCAGTCCAGCTACCAAGTTGCACCGCAATGTTTTCTGATAAATCGTCAGGTTCTTTACGCCCTGTCTTCACTTCCCATAGTGTTTGCCAATCACCTTGCATGATCTTTACGCAATCACTACCGCCAATGAAACCTGTTCGTTTCATGATGTTCTCCTTATATTATAAGCGGTAAGGTACTGCACTTACGCAGTTATATCAAGAATTATTTTCTGGATAGTTGCCATACATCTGAAGCCAGCCATTATATTTTGAGAAGTCACTTTGCTTTAAGTCAGTCTGATCTAGCAGTGCTTCTTTGGCTTTGCCTCGCAACCAAAACTCGCCAACAGGTTCTCCGTTCTTGATGCGCTTGGCTACAATCTGGTGCGTGTCCAAAAAGAAACCTTCCTTTTTGATGGCGCGATTGTAGTCAGGATTCGTAGAAGACTTGTTGACTTGTGCATCCCAGATGGCAGCATCAGCCATGTTAGATAGTTTCTTAACCATTGCTTGCCTCATTTATATAGCAATACCGAGCGTATTTCTTGCCATCATTAGAAACTATTTCAGTCAGAATGTTGTGACCTTCATCGCGCAGGTCTTTAATTCTTGCAGCTAATCTAAAGCATCCGTATTCATTGAGAGCAACTATTGGTGTAATTGATCCCATTGATTTTAAGTAATGCAAGATTTGTTTATTCTGAGATAGCATTTTTGTTCTCCATTAGTTTGAGGAATGTGTCACCTGATACGATGACTAGGGTTTGCGGATCGCCTGTCCGCCTTTTGTAAAAGGCAATGTCTCTGCCTTCTAAAACTTTGAAGGGACTAGGAAAGGTAGACTTATCACGGTATTTAACTTCGCCTACCAGTTCGTGTCCGTTGAGTTCGAGCTTGATGTCGCCGCTATACTCGCCTCCCAGACTGCCTGAGAGGGGCTGCCTTTTGGCTTTGATACCTGCCGCTTCGAGCCACTTGACGAACCACTTCTCGTGCCTTGTACCTTTTTGTTTATTTTTATTCGGCATTGATAACCTCATTATTGTTGTGCCAATTTTGATGGCATGATTTACAAAACCAAATAACATCTAAAGGCTTACTGTAATCACAGTGATGCGCATGTGTTTTGCATTTTGTTCCACATTCTTCACAATGATCTGGCCGAATAATATTTCCAACCTTTACATGGTAATGAATTTTATTACGGGCCTGTACTTTCTTTGGGAATTTCTTCCTGTGAATTGCAGATGATCGCCTGTTAACTTCTGGGTTTCTGCTTTCTCTTGTTCTCTTTCGCGCACATGGCTTGCATCTGTGATCCAATCCAGACTTTGTATGCTTGTCTTTGTAAAAATTGTCTAAGTTAAATTCTACTTTGCATATTGAGCATTGTTTCATGGCAGCACTCCTTTCAGGTGACTTCCTACCATATCGACTTAGGCTTTACAATGACTTCCTTTATTGCATTATCCCAAGGAGATTCTTTAGGCGTACGTTCCTTTGTTTTTATTACGGTTTGCCATTGGTTTTCCTCATAGCAGCGTCTGCAAATATACCAATGCTTTTCAT